GACCCGGCCGCCGCCGCCCGAAGGCATGCGCATGCCGCCGCCTACCACGTCGGATGGCCGGTCCGCCCCCTGGTCGATCAGCCCGGCGATATCGCCACCGCCACCGGAGGAGAATGCCGTCCGGTGCAGAATGTCGGAGAGGGTGCGCCCACTCGGGAAGCGACCCTCCAGCCCGCGCAAGCCCTCTTTGACGCCTTCCGCGACACCGCGCTTGAGCGTGGCTTCGCCGCGGCTGCGATCGGACATCCTGTCGGGAGCCGTGCGGTGGTCCTCTTCGGGCTGGTTCCAGGAATATCGCGGGTCGGAAAGGGCCGTGCCAACGCGGCCACCGGACCACTTGAACGCCTTGTCGTCCACCCATGCCGCGCCCGGAACGTGCTCGTTAATCCAGGATCCGACACGGCTTTTCCCGGCCTTGTTGTCGTCCTTGTCAGCAAAATGCGCGATGGTGCCGCCGATCGTGGCCAGCCCGCCCGCAGTGGCGCCGATCACCTTGAACATCTTGAGGAGCGCGCCGCCGCCGGCCGCAGCGTTGGCCACGCCGATGGCCGAGCCGATGGCCCGGAACCCTGACGCCACCGACCAGAGGGTGCGCGCCGCGACGACGCCCGAGAGCGCAAACACCACCTTGCCGACGACGTCGGAGAAGCGCTCCAGGCCAGCGCCTGACCTCGACGCGGCAGCGCCGAGACCCTTGGTGCCGTCGCTGGCGAGGCCGAAGAACCGCAGCACGCCCGTGGCGAACCGATCCACGGAGGCCAAGGCGTCGCCAATGCGGGTGAACCCCTTATCGACCCCGTCGAGGGTCGCCTCCACCACGGGGCCGACGCGGTCCCAATTTTTCGAGATCAGGTAGCCGGCCGCCGCGAACGCCAGGAAGTAGGGGCTGCGGAACAGGGTCATAATGCGCGTGAGGCCGCGACCCATGGTGCCGAAGGCGGCGCCGGTCATGCGGCTGGCCGCGCCGATGCCCCACAGAGCAGTCGGGATCGTCACCGCGGCGGAACCGACAGCGATCAGCGACGACAGCGCGCCGGGCGACATGCTGGCGATGGCGCCGAGGCCGTCCGCGATCATGGACATGCCCCGGCCTATGCCGAACTTGTCGTTGAACGCCTGACCCGAGTTGCCGAGCAGGTTCTCCCACTGCGTCTTGAGCGATTGCAGCGCGTAGGTCGGGTCGTTCCGCAGCCGGTTCATCGTGGCGGCTTCGAGCGCCTCGGTGATCTGCGTGCGGTCCTTCTCCGTCCGAAGGGACTGGAGCAGCATGATCGAGGCGATGCGCTCGGCGTTGCGATCGGAGAAGGTGTGCGTCAGCACCTCGGCGATCTTCTCCGGCGCCGTCACCTTGTGGTCGATGAGGTGCTTCTTGAGCACCTTCTGCACCCACTGGTACGGGTCGCGCTGGAGAAGATCCGCTTCGACCACTGCGCCCTTCCGGACCGACACCGTGGGCTGCGTGTACGCGCCCGGGGAGCCGTGGTGATGCTGGTTCCTGATCCAGCCGTTGTGGACGCGCGAGAGGCCCTTCTGGTTATAGTCCGTCTTGGTCGGATCGAGCAGGCCGAGTTCGGCGAGGTTCTCCAGCGCGTCCTTCGTCATGCGACCGCCCGCCAGGGCGCGGCGCATCGTGTTCATGGCGGTGCCGGCCTTGGCGCCGCCAAGCTCCTGGATCACGGTCGGTGCGACCTGTGTCAGGAAGTCCTTGGTGTAATACTGCGCGCCTGCGCCCGACTGTGCTGCGAACTGCTGGAAGTCCCGGCCGGTGACTTTGCCGCCCGAGGCGAACATCGCAGCAGTCATCGCCTCCATCCAAGGACCGATGTCCTTGTGGTTGGCCTTGTTCATCAGTTCCAGGGCGCGAACCATGTTGTAGGCGTTCTTCGCGCCATCGATCTCGGGGTTCACCGCCGTGAGCAGCGCAGTCGCCCGCGCGGCGATCGGCATGATGTCGATCGCTTCTTTGCGGTTGCCGAGGACGAAGCCCATCTCGCCCGCGATCTTCATGTTCTCCCGCTTGGAGACAGAGCCAATCGCTTTCGAGACGCGCATCGCCTGCGCCTCGGCCTCCTTGATCTCTTCGTCCGACCATCCTTGCATCTGGCGCATGACGCGCTCGTGGGCGAGGCCGGCACCCTCCGACCACAGGTCTCGGATCATGTGGCCGCCGAGGGCCGCGCCACCGACAGCACCGAAGGCCGCGTGCAGGCCCATGTGCGCGCCAGCGGGCATGTGCCCTCCGCCGTGACCACCGCCCGATCCCCCTCGCCCGCCACCGCCGGGGCCACCGCCCCATCCCTGACGACGCATACGGCCCTGGGCCGCAGCCTGGGCGTTGGTGGCGGCCGTCATGGCGTGGAGCGCGGCCGTGGTGGACTGGATGTGGCTAGTGGCACCCTGGACAGCCGCAGCGGTCGCTCCGGTGGCGCGGTTCAGCGCGCGGATGGCGCCGGCTGCCGTGCTGGCCTCGCCGGCCAATCGCCCGAGCGCGGACGCGGTCCGGGTCAGGCGGCTGTCGAGAGCGGTCAGCGCGCGGCCGAACGCGGCGGCCTCCGTGCGGGCGGTGCGGAGGTTGCGGGCCACGCGTGTTCCGGCGGCGGAGACCGTGCCCAGGCCGCGGGCACCCGAGCCCGTACCGTTCATGCTGCGGTGGAATGCACCGATGTCGGCGCTGGCGCGGCGGGCGTCTTGGCCCATGCGGAGAAGACGCGGCGCGAGAGCCTCCGCCTTGCGCCCCAGGGCGTCCATGCCGCGGCCGGCAGCGGCCATTTCGGTGCGGAGGCTGCCGAGGGCGGCCCGGCCCTTCGTAGCGGCGTCCCTGATGCCGAGAAGCCCGGCGTTGCTGCGCCGGGCTCCGAGGTCGTTGAGTGCGCGGGAGAGGCCATCCACCTCGCGCCGAGCTTCGGCGAAGGTGGATCGGAAGTTGGATGCGAGGACGGCACCAATGGTGACGACAGTGGAGCGGTCAGTCATGGCACTCAACCTCTATTCCGCTTCGCTGCCTCCGCTTTCAGCTTGTTGATGCGGGTGACTGCGTTGAGCCAATCGATTAGGGCGCCCTCTTCCTGGTCCATGAAGAACTGCGGTCCCCCGCGATCTTCGGTCAGGACTACGAGGGCGTCCATGATGTCCTCTTCGCTGCCGAACCTCAGAAAGACATGAGGGCGTCCTGGAGGCGGTTGTAGTCGTCGTAGTCGAGGCCCTCGATATCGCCCGGGGCCAGGGAGACGAGGTTGGCGATGAACATCACCTCCTGCTCCTCCTGCGACTTGCCCTGCGCCATGCGGGCGACGTTCAGCCGGTCCTTGACCTTGGGGCGGCGCATGTCGAGCGTGTCGGTCATGATGCCGGCCGGGCCCATGATGGCGCCGCCCTGGAGGACGACGGGGACCGAGGAGACGCGGACCTTGGCGGGCGGGACGACGGCCGAGGCGGTGGCGTCGGCGGGGGCGGCGGTGTTCGTGTCCATGATCGTTCTTCCTTGCGAGATGCCCGATGGGGCGGTTATGCGCCCGCCTGCGGATTTGCAGACGAGCGCAAATTCTGGTGAAGGCGGCGCCGGCTTAGAGGCCGATGGCGTCGCGGATCTGCTTCATCTGGTCCACGCCGTCGATGGTGCGGATCATGTTGTCCACGTCGATCTCGTGCAGCACGTTGCCGGCGATCGACAGCTTGTAGTAGCGCAGCGACAGGGTGGCTTCGAGCTTGGCCATGTCGCCGTTCTTGATCGTGCCGAGCCGCTGCTCCACGTACATGCCGCGGACGTTGATGAGGTACGGGGTGACGGTGGTGTCGTCCACCTGCGCCGCCTTGAACGTCAACTGCACGGCGTTCTGGTTGATGAGGCCGAACTGACGGAAGATGAGCGGGGAGTGCTCGTCCATCGTGAAGCCCATCTCCATCTCCTCCATGCCGAGGTCGATGGGGCGGGGGGCGTCCATGCCGCCCGCGCGCTGGAGTTCCTTCTTGATCTTGAGATCGGGGAGCTTCACCTCCTGCACGAGACCGGCAAACGTGTTGCCGTCCACCAGGAGGTTGAAGTTTTTGATGATCTTCGGCACCGCGGCCATTGCCGTGCTCCTATTTGACGAGAGTGACGATGAAGGGAAGGGGCCGCTCTAAAGCGACCCCCGTTTCGGACTGCTCTCGCCGTTAGGCTACGGTGCCGCCGGTGTTGACGTTCAGGACGCTGACGTTGGACAGGGTCAGCTTGAGGTCCGTGAACAGGTTGGAGATGTAGGTGTCCGTGATGGAGGCGATGAAGGAGATCCGCTCCGCGACCTTGGGGGCCGTGAAATCGTAGTTGATGTAGATCTGACCGCCCGCGATCACATCGTCCGTGTTCAGTTCCCGGTCGATCCAGGCCGAGCCGCCGTAGATCGCGCCGACCGTCTGGAGGTGCCGCAGGTAGGCGCCGACCATCTCCAAGACTTCCTGGAGGAAGTTCTTGTCGATGACGCGATCGACCGCCCAGAGCATCGCGTTCTGGATGGCGTCC